GATGAAATCAATACCGCAGATATCGACTTTGTCAGAGAGGCTGCAATGCGATGTGATTACATGATGGCCACGCTCAATCCAGATGATCCGAGTTTGGATGTGTACAAAGAGTATATCAATTGTTCTCGTCCGCTTCCTGAATGGAAACAGGAAACACCAAAAGAAATAATAGAGGAGCTGAAAGAAGAACCAAAACCTGGATGGATACATTGGTTCTTTTCTTTTACCCACAATTTAGGACTGCCCAAGGAAAAGCTGGAACAGATTATACAGAATACGCCGAAAGGCACAAAAATCTGGAAGAATAAGATTGAGGGACTGCGTGGAAAAGCGACCGGTCTTATTTTTCCGAATTTTGATCGTAAAAAGAATGTTGTTTCTGCCAAATGGGTGAGGCAGCAGGTTAAAGATAAAAAGATTGTGTTCAAAAAGTTTACTGCCGGGCTGGATACTTCCTACTCATCTAAATCAGCAGATACTATCGCAATGGTGTTTTTGGGAATAACAGAATGCCGCAAGCTGATACTGCTGAAAGAAAAGGTATATAGCAATGCTGAACTGGATAAACCTTTAGCCCCTTCAGATACAGCAGTGAAGTTTATACAATTCTTGGAGCTGTGTCGGGAGGAATGGGGATTTGCCAAAGATACATATATTGACTCTGCCGATCAGGCGACAATAACAGAACTGAGAAAATATAAGCGTCTGAATGGATGCATGTACAACTTTTGGGATGCTTACAAATCACTACTGATCTTGGATCGTATTAAGTTGATGCTGGGGTGGATCCAACAGGGATGCTATTTGGTGGTGGAAGATTGTACAGAACATCTGGCAGAAATGGATAAGTATTCCTGGAAAGACGATAAGGATGAACCTGAAGATAAGAATGACCACACGATAAATGCTGATCAGTATGCATGGATTCCATATCGCAATCTGATCGGATTTGAGGAGGGATAGAAATGGGGTGGCTATCAAACGTGAATGAGAAAATAAAAAAAGGTGTTCGCAGTTGGTTGAATGTAGTGCCTGCAAATCCATACAGCATTCAGATCAATGAAGTGTTGGACTTTGAGACAAATGCTATCAGAAACCGGATATGGTATCGCGGTGATGGTAACGAACTTGAACAAATGTATCAGCAAAATCCGGAATATGCAGATAAATATAAATTCTGGGCGTGCAAGAGCACTCCAGGCATGGAGATGCGTAAGATCCATACCGGTTTGCCTGGTTTGATTGTCAGAACCTTATCATCGATCGTTCTGACGGATATGGCAGATTTTGATTTTGCCAAAGAAACACAGTCAAAAAAAATCTGGGAAGAAATCTCCAAAGAGAACAAATTTCCGAAACTGATAAGTTGTGCGCTGAAGGAAATGCTGTACATAGGTGATGGGGCATTTAAAGTGACGATCGATACAAAGTTCAGCAAATATCCAATTTTGGAATGGTACCCTGGTGAAAGAATTGAGATTGTGAAATATCGGAATCGGTTGAGGGAAGTAATCTTCAAAACCCCTATAAAGTACGAGGGGAAAATGTACATTCTGAATGAACGATACGGTTACGGCAGCATAAAAAATGAACTGTATTTGAATGGAGAAATGGTTAATCTTGCTGAAGTTCCGCAGCTGGCACAGGTGGCCGATTGGTCTTTTGATGATACGGTGATTCTGGCAGTGCCGTTGATGGCTTTTGAATCAACAAAATATGAAGGGCGCGGTGGCTCTATATTTGATGGTAAGCTGGATGGTTTTGATGCATTTGATGAAGCGTGGTCGCAGTGGATGGATGCCCTTAGGGCTGGGCGTGCGAAGACATATATTCCTGAGTGCATGATTCCGAGAAATCCATCGACCGGTGAGATTCTGCGTCCCAATCCTTTTGATAATCGTTACATAAAGAGCGATACCAATATGGCAGAAGGAGCAAAAAATGCGATAGATACAGAACAACCGTCAATACCTCATGATAGTTATCTTGCATCATATTCGACCGCTCTGGATCTGTGTTTGCAGGGCGTGATAAGCCCGTCTACACTTGGTATCGATGTGAAAAAGTTAGACAATGCCGATGCACAGCGTGAAAAAGAAAAAGCGACACTCTATACCCGTAATGCAATTATCGAGGCTTTGCAGGATACACTTCCAGAACTTGTTAATGCAGCGATTAATGCTAATCAGCTTCTGAATAAACAGGCTGTGAGCAAAGTAGACGTGGACATTCCTTTTGGAGAATATGCAAATCCGTCTTTTGAAAGTCAGGTTGAAACATTGGCGAAGGCGCGTCCTGGTTCAGCAATAATGAGCATTGAGGCACAGGTGGAAGAACTCTACGGAGATACTCGTGATGAAGAATGGAAGAAAGCTGAGATTCAACGTTTAAAAGCAGAACAGGGGATTGCAGAAATGGATGAACCTAGTGTGAACATGTCAGCTGGTAATTTCGAAGTAAAGCAGAAAGAGGGAAAAGCAGATGAAAGTCAAAATAATGAATCGTACATATCAGATGGGGCAGCAAGAATATCTGGGTATGCTCAAAATAGCAAGTGAGCAGGTTCCTTTTGGGATATATGCTGTTGAAAAGAAAGGCTATGCAGAACTTCTTAACGATCGCTGCACCAGTGTATCTCAGTTGAAAGAACTTACTCGGCAGTATAAAGCCCAAGGATTTAAGGTATATGCAAACGGAAGGTGATCCCGGTGACGGAATATGATATTGTTGCAGCTTTTAAAGCCATTGAAGATGAGTTGATAGCATCCATGATCCGCAACATGGAAAAAAGTCATAGAAAAGAAGAGGAAGAAAAAGGATTCGAGTGGAGTCAGTGGCAGGTTGAACAGTTGAAAAGCTTGGAAAAATATAAAGCAGATAATCAGGATCGTTACGGAGAGCGGTTTAAGCTTTTAAACAAAGAGATAGAGTCGCTGATCAGAACAGCCCGTGATGTTGGAAATATGGAACAGGAGATTGCAATTCTCAGCGCAATCAAGAATGGATTTAAGGGAGCAAAAAAGGCAGCCAGAGGAGCAACGGCAGAATTTTTTTTACTCAACGACCGAAAGCTTGAGGCATTGATAAAGGCAACAACAGATGACATACAGCGTGCGGAAGTTGCCATTTTGCGCATGGCTAATGACCAATATCGAAAGACGATATTTAATGCACAGGTCTATGCAAATACCGGTGCGGGAACATATGAGAAAGCAGTCGATATGGCAACAAAAGATATGTTGTCCCATGGACTAAATTGTGTTGAATATGCCAATGGTGCAAGGCACACGCTGAAAGACTATGCAGATATGGCAATCAGAACAGCATCCAAACGCGCATATTTGACCGGAGAGGGTGAAAAGAGGAAAGAATGGGGAATTTCCACAGTAATAGTTAATAAACGTGGAAATCCATGTTCTAAATGCCTTCCTTTCTGTGGAAAAGTGCTGATTGATGATGTCTGGTCAGACGGAAAACAGGAAGATGGCCGGTATCCGCTGATGAGTGCGGCTGTGGCGGCAGGCCTTTATCATCCCAGATGCAAGGACAGTCATACAACGTATTTCCCCGGAGTATCTACAGCGGATGACTCTTGGACATCAGAAGAATTGAAAGAAATAGGTATACAAAACCAGCAGGAGTCCCGGATGCAGTTTGTAGAACGTCAGATTGAAAAATATGGACGGCTGGCTGAGTTTTCGCTGGATTTGGAGAATCGGGAAAACTATCAACAAAAACAGGAAGAATGGAAGAAGCAACACCCTCCTGGTTGGCGTAGGCAGTTTATGAGAAAGCAAATCGGTGAGTTTAATGAAAGCTTAGAAGATAGGTCTGGATTTAAGATTGCAAAGACAAAAGAAGAGGTTATTGCGTTTGGAAAAACCTATTCTGAGTCAGGCATTTTTTCGATTGATGGGAATTTTAAGCTTGAAATACTCAATGGTTTTCATGAAGCGGTGGATAATGTCCAAAAACGTTTTGGCAGGAAATTAAAAATTCGGGGAATAAAGAGGGTAAAAGCGGGTGATGGAAAATACAGGGCTGCCGGGTATGATCCGCTTACTCAATATGTATCTTTGAAAGATTCTAATACAAAGATTTTGCAGGAAAGTGCAGAAAAATCCTTTAAAGACGGGTGGATTGCCAGTGGAGATAAATATGGTGTATATTACCATGAAATAGGACATGCAGTGTGGGAAGATCTTCCGGCAACAGCGATAAAAGAAATACGGAATTTGTATCAAGAAACAAAACACGCTTCACACACAAAATGGCTGCAAATGGGCGGAAATCGTTCTGGATATCGACAGGGTGAAATATTTAAAAAAGAGCTGTCAGAATATGCGATGGAGAGCGAGAAGGAGTTTTTTAGTGAAGCATTTTCTCAGATTATGTCAGGTCGTACAAGACCAGTGTCACGTAAAGTGAATGTAATATTGGAAAAGTATTATAAAACCCATGTTGCAAAGGAATTGAGTTCTGATATAATAATATCTGGGGCGAGAATAACGGATACGTTCAGTGATGAAGCAGATGAATTTGCAAAGATGTATTATCATGAGATTCGAAGCTTTTCCACAGATGCGAGGAAAATAGCGGATAATTTGGGAAAATCTGAGACTGAAATCAGAAGGGTAAAGGCATATTTGTTTGAAGAAAAGTCGCTGGTTGATCCGGATACCGGAGAGACAAGGCGTTTTGATCCGGATTGTGCCATTGCTCAAAGCTGGCAGAGACTCATGATTGGAAAAGAAATAAAACCGCACGATCGGACGTTGATAGAGCATGAATTGCTGGAAATGCAAATAAAAAGAGACAATCCTAACATGGACCACGCCGAAGCGCATAAAATGGCTACAATGAAATTTGATTATCGAAAGGAGGCAGCAGAGTATTATGGTAATCTTGAAAAACATAAAAAAGACAGATAATGCTCTATCGGCTGAATATTATCCAGAAGGAAAAGAACCGAAAGGATACATGCAGATAAGCCTTGAAGATGGATCTGTTATTAAGCATGAAGCGGCATGTATGTTTGCTGCACCGCATGTGCGTTCTGAGCTGAGACGCTTGGCAAAAACGGAGAATCCACCTAAAGAAAAGACCGTATTATGGTATTAATACCACCAGTCAGAAATGGCCGGTGGTATTTTTATACATAAAGACAAAATTGCACCGGTGCAATCAGACCGGTGTTATTTTTATGCCCAAACGCGAGTAAGGCGTTAAAAGATGCGCGGCCGGTGACACCGATGAAAATGGAACAGGAAGTAAGGGCGACACCCTCAAAACGGAAAGGAGAACACGATGAACAAAAAGAGATTACCACTGAACCTGCAGTTTTTCGCAGAACCTGGTGCAGCAGGCGGGGAGGGCAGCACTGGTACACAAAGCCA